CCTCTTTAATCGAGGTTCGGATCAAGGGGCGTGACCACCCCTTTCCTCGTGCTGTGTTAGGCGCTCAGCATGTTGTATAGCTGCCTTCTAGTCAAAATACTGACAACGTTCCGTCATGGGCTGACGTCGCACAGGCCCCATTGGACGGATCAGATACCAACAACAGCGACAGTTTTTCGGATGAGGCTCCACCGCTCCTCCGCTCTAGCTCTCCCGAGAATTCATGGCTTGTAATGAAGGGTCTGGCAAACCCTGACGAAAGCCGAATGTCTCGGAAGAGTGATGAGAAAGCACATTTTTCCAAGGGTTCTGGTTCAACCCACAGTAAGTCGAACAGTGTTCGCAACCCTGCTCAGGGGAATAAAAAGAATCAAAGTAAGCGTCCTTGGCTTCCAGCCGAAGTTTGGAACAAAATGACGCGAGAGCAAAAGAAGGCACATTTTGCTCAACTCTCCAATTCGTCTGAAGGTGGGGACGGTGAGGTAATAATTGGAGAGAAGAACGGCTCTGAAGAGAAGAAGGGGTCGTACGAGAAGCCTGACACTAAGCAGACTGCCTGTAAGGACTGCGGCTTTGATCATAAGGCCGCAGACTACAACTACTGTGACTTGACCAATAAGTTGATGACACCTGTTGCTGGCGTCTGTCGAAGACGTCCACTTAATCAGCTTGTGTGTCTAATCTGCGGGTTGCCGACGTTTGAGTTGATAACCAATGGGCGCATAGTTACGGAGCAGGATGCTATGGATAAGGATTGCGGCTGTCAGACTGTAGAAGACGATGTGAGGCGATTCTGCAATCTGACAGGACGGGAGTATGAAGAAGGAATGCTTATTGAGGCATTGCATAGCCCTAGCCTTGCCAAGTTGATTGGTGGGACCCTCAAGAGGGAACATGAGATCAATTTGTCCGGCCAGGAAGCTGAGGTGTTAGAGCATATCTCTGGCACTTATCGCTTCAAGTACCGTGGTTTGATACACATACTGCGGGCACTCCATGCGTTCACGTATGGATATTTGGCGAGCAAGTTCAATTATTTCATCTTCAATCAGATCACGAGACTATACAACGTGATACTTAAGATGATGCCGCGTGGTGTGCCTAACAGCATAACCTATGGTATGTACATCTTCGCGCATCCTCAGATAAATCGTGTATGGTCGTTCTTATCGGTGTTTTACGCTGTGTGGAAAGTTACTAACTGGAAGTTCCGATATAATCGAAAGGTGACGGTTCAGCATAAGTACACTGTAGGCGAGGTGGTGCCGTCAGGTTATAAATCTGATGCAAGATCAGAGGCGGCCAATTATTTTGATTCGCCCCTCGATCCGCTTTATTATAAGGTGGAGTACTCCCAATCATACAAAGACGGGCATTGTTACCAGCCCGTTCAGACCCGCGGTGTTTCGATACCGCAAAAAAGAAGAACGACCCTGGAAAAGTTGTCATTCTGGTTCTTGTCGAAATCGGGTCTTTTCGACTTCTATGGGAACAATGGTCCCACAATCCCCGGTTCCAGGCATTTGATCATGCAGCCTGAAGAACTGGTTTCCGTTGAAACAGTCGCACAGATCTGTGGCCCTAGGGCCCAGTATCCCGACCGAGAACCATCTGTGATATATTCATATTTGCAGACTCGATTGGCGAATTGTACTGCTGTTAACGTCTCGCGTTTTGATGAAGTGTTTAAGGGGGCATCTCATCAATCCATCAACTTCTTATATGCGATTCTCTTGGCCCGGAGACAATTGATGGGCTTAAAGGATTATGATGACCTCTAAGAAGAACGGCCTATCTAGGACGGTTGCATTCGGGTACCGCACTAGTGAGCTCCAGGCCATAAACTTACTACCCGATATACCCCCTCATTCGAAGAGCCTCAAATTAAAGGTCCGCAACAAAGGCTACTCGAAAACCCAACGATGTCCGGCCATGGTATCAGCCGGCGTCCATGTTGAAAACGTTGCGCTCCCTAGACCAGACTTCATTGACCCACAGTCGGTTTGTGACGGGATAAAGAAACGTTTTGGCCATGCGCCACCAGAAGTTGATCGCGAGTTCTTCGATGAATTTCTCGCTTGGCATCGAGAGGATGTTAAGAGATTAACACCAATTCCAGCGGAAGAAACATTCGATTTTGAAGAATGGCTGGATGGGACCAATTTTCCCGGCTGGAGGAAAGAGGAACTACGCGAGGCACAGGCCAGTCTCGCGGAGATGCTCAACTCGCCGAAGTTTGAGGTTAACGTGTCGAAGGTGAAATCTTTCATAAAAGATGAAAGCTATCCGACATGGAAATATCCTCGTCCTATTAACTCGAGGACCGACGAGTATAAATGTTTGGTCGGGCCGGCCGTCAAGAAGATGGAGAAAATTGTCTTTTCAGACACATCCTACATCAAGAAAGTACCACGGAATGAGTGGCCAACTTTCATCATGGAGCATATGAATTCAGACTACTGGATTTATATTTCTGACTATTCTTCGTATGAAGCTCTGTTTGAGGAACTTATGGAAATAGAGATTGCCACATTCAAGTGGTTGCTCCAATACCACCCGATGCAGCTCGCGGGTGTTCTGTTGGGTAGCGTTTGGAATTACTTCCATTTTCTCCTAGTACGCGGCAAAGTCTGGCGGAAGAGAATGTCAGGCGAAATGTGGACATCGTTTGGGAATGGTCATTCCACAAATGTTTTCCACCGATTTCTTGGCCAAAAATTGTTTGGCAAGGAGATCATCATAGTGCAGGAAGGAGACGACACCTTGTATTGTTCTCCGGGACCCATTCCCGTTGAGATGTATGCTAAGGTGGGATTGGAAGTCAAGTTAGAGCGAGTGACTGACATTTCCGTGGCGCAGTTTTGTCAATTGATCTTTGACCCTTACGACCTTATCGTTGTTAGGGATCCGATCTTTTACATCTGCAATTTCTCCTGGTTGTCGGCGAAATTCGTGCAGACAACGAAATACGATCAGATGATGTTAAATTGCAGAGCCTTGTCAGCTCTACATCAATATCCTGGTCATCCCATAATACAGAGCTTTGCGGTATGGATTTATCGTAATACGAAGCAGGACGCGGACAAGATGAGGAAATTCCTCGAGGAAACGCGTCTATTGGATAACTGGCACAGGAACCAACTATTGGAAGCTGTGGATAGTATACCAACGAGCTCTGATGGCGGAAATACGACGTCAGACCCTTACGAATTCTTGCCCACCGTGCGGCCTCCGCCGGAGGGCACTCGTAATTTGGTCGAGAAGAGATTTGGAATACCCATTGAGGATCAGATTAAAATAGAGAACTATTTTGATGCTA